TCTAGCTTTCTGGAGGTAAGGGGAAGTGTAGGGGGGAGAAAGACACTATAGGTGGTATGTGTGTGTGATGTGTGTCTGTTAAGTTCTCCCCCTCTTACAGGAGACGCATAGCGCGGGGCTATGCACCTGATATTATATCTCAACTGGACTTGTATTACAATGCCTTTTACGATATAATCTTTCTTATGGCAAAAGGCGACAAAATAACAGCACAGCAAGAGCAATTCTGCTTGGAGTTCATTAAGGACTTGAACGCAGTGCGCGCCGCCATACGTGCTGGATACGGAGAACAACATGCAAAAAAGAATGCTTGGACTATTATACGGAATCCTGCCGTGGCTGAGAGAATCTCAGAACTCAAAGCCGACCAAACAAAGCGTACTAAAATTGAAGCGGATGATATACTTCGCCGCCTAGTGCGTATCGCCGAAAAGACTGAGCAGGAGGGCGATTATCAAGCGGCTATCCGCTCCTTAGAACTCCTTGGAAAACACCAGGCAATGTGGACTGATAAAAATTTAACCGAGATGGAAATAAAGAATGCTTTCGCTACGGGAAATTCGGAGGAAGACATTGCACGCGACGTAGAACGATTGAAAAAAATCGCAACGCCGCATTTAAAATTAGTAAAGAAAGAGAGTGTACACTAATGTCTATAAAGATTGTAAAAGACCAACAACCTGTAGACGGGCCATACAAACCTACTCGTTATACTGCTAAAGTAAAACAGGGAAAGAACAATACCTTTACCTGGACAGAGGAAGCAGAAACGTATGACGGTCCTTCTGGAGGCGTTTATACTAAAACTATACAGGGCTATGTAAATCCTAAGAAAGAAGGTTAGCATGGACTGGAAAAATACTCCTAAAAAAGTAAAAGCAGAAGTAGAAGAATCTGATAAAAAAGTTAAAAAAGGAAAATCAGGCGGAGACCCTCACGGCCGTACCAAAAAGGAAAAAGTTACAGACTTTGTTAAAGGTGTGGGTTTAACTTCTGGACAGAAGAAAGCTCGTGAATTTATTAAAGGTGGGCTTATCTTAGCTTCGGGAACTGTAGGTAATCTTGCATCAAAAGCAGGCAACATTGTTAAAAAGGCTAACGCCCAAGGCAATAGAAATGATAAGCGACCGTAGTGCCTAAAGTTGGAAAGAAACATTTTCCCTATACCAAGAAGGGAAAGAAAGCTGCGAAAGCTTATGCAAAAAAGAAAGGCAAGAAGGTTAAGGTTAGTAAATCTAAACCCGCTTGGATGAGGAATAAATAATGGCAGAAGGATACGAAGCGCAAATAAAAGCGCTATTAGAAAATAAAGATAGTCTTACTAAAAAAATGACTAAAGACGGTAGAAGTAAATATGCCGTTCAAATGAATGAATTAAAGAAAAGAATGAAAGCTGACGGTGTTAAATTTAACACAGTACTTAATTCAGTTAAAAAACAAGAACGTGAAGGCACATTTGACAGAGGTGCAGAAGGTAAAAGAAAAAATAAACTTCGTAAGAAGATTGCTGCCGAACCGCAAAACGTTTTGACTAAAGGCAGACATAAAGGTTCTGATGCTGATAAAATTGTTGAAACAGATATGGTTAAAGTAGAAAAGCATTTAGGTAAAGATGGGACAGTTGATTTTTCTAAACATTTAGCTGGAGAAACTGATGCTGAAAGAAAGAAAAGAAAAAATAAAATGACACCTGCTAAAATTGCAAAGTCTAGATAAGTGAATAAAAGAGATTACGAAGATCCTAAAGTAGCCGTAGCTAACTTTTTAAAACCAGTATTGAATAAAATTCCTGGCTATAAAAAAGTTGAAAATATTAGTGATAAAATAAAAAAGTCAGGTTTATCTTTCGATATAGGAAAAGATAAGTTTGGCATAAAATTTCAAAAGAAGTTTTAGGTGGTACGAGTAAATTTAACAGGAGATATTAGTATGGTATTACACCCACAGTTAGACTTATATGATCCAAGTAAACCAGTTGATGACATTTATCGTCAGTTGATTGTTTGGGGAGATCAAGCATATGTCTGTCACCTTAGAGGATAGAAACGCCGCCACTAGATTAGCTATACAATCAGCGCGAAAAGATTTGTTGGCATTTATTATGCTGATGAATCCTTCATTCAGTGTAGGTCCACATCACAGATTACTGTGTGATCAGCTTATGCGGATTGAATCGGATGAAGTGGATAGGCTTATGATCTTTGTGGCTCCGCGTTCAAGCAAGTCTTTAATTACATCTACCTATTTTCCCGCATGGGTATTGGGTAGAAATCCCTATTGGCAAGAAATTGCCGTTTCACATAGTGATGATTTAGCAACGCGCTTCGGGCGGGCCATTCGTGATATAATAAACACAGAACAATACCGTCACATATTTACAAAAATTAATATAAGGAAAGATAACCGTGCAGCCAACAGCTGGGGTCTTCAGCATAAGGGAAAAGAAGCGGGCTCATTCCTTGCAGCTGGTTCAGGATCTGGTATTGCTGGGTTTGGTGCCCATCTTGCCATCATTGATGATCCAATATCAGAGCAAGATGCCTATTCAAAAGCTAGAAGAGATGGTTTAAATGAGTGGTATTCCTCAGGTTTGCGCACAAGACTAATGCCGAAAGGTAAAGTTGTGCTGGTTATGACCAGATGGCATGAAAATGACCTGGCGGGGCACTTATTATCTCTGGAAGATGACACACCTTTGGCAGATGAATGGGAAGTTATACGTATTCCTGCCTTAAATACTACAGAATCACTGGAAAAATTAAACAAAGCGCGCCAAGATTTGCGTGATCAGGGCTATTTATCAGATAAATACCCTAAATTAAAGCTAGGAAACTCCTTTTGGCCCGCATCTGACCATGAAGATGGCTTCTGTTGGACTACAGAAGAGATAATGCGTACCAAAAACAACACACCTGCCTTTAAATTTGACGCATTATATGGGCAAACGCCCACAAATGAGGAAGGAAACATAATAAAGCTGGATTGGTGGCAGAATTGGGACAATCCTAACCCACCTGAATGTGATTATATCATACAATCCTGGGATACTGCCTTCTCAACCAAGACATCTGCGGATTACTCTGCATGTACAACATGGGGAGTATTTAAATCGGGGTTTGATATACCTAATCTAGTGTTATTGGGGGCAGAACGGGGTAGATGGGACTATCCTACACTACGAAACAAAGCAGTTAAGAAATATGAAGAACATAAACCTGACTCTATACTAATTGAGAAGAAAGCATCGGGGCAATCCTTGATTCAAGACCTGCGCATGACAGGATTACCGATATTTGAGTTTCAACCCGATAGAGATAAGGTAGCCAGAGCGTATTCTATAACATCTTTATTCCACAATGGGCGTATATATGCCCCCTTTAAGAAGGATTGGGCTATGGATGTTATAGATGAAGCGCGAACATTTCCAACAGGCAGTCATGACGACTATATGGATACTGTATCACAAGCTTTGATATGGATGCGTAATGGTGGATACGTAACCAATACAGCTGATACATGGCTTGACAAGAGAGAGAAAGAGATTTATAATAGAGATAGTAGACGTTATTATACATAAGGGAAAATATGGCAATTGAAAAACAAATAGATTTATTCGAAGAAGAAATATCTGAACCTATACCAACAGGTGAAGATATTGAGGCAACTCCCGATGGTGGGGCCGAAGTTACATTAACTGATCAAAAAGAAATAGATGAAGCGGAAGCTATGGGTCTTTTTGATGAGGAGAAACAAGTTAATGAAGAAGAGTTTGATGCTAACCTGGCAGAGTTCATGGATGAAGCTGATCTCAAAGAAGTAGCTAGTGATTTAGAAGAAGGTTTTACCAGAGATAAGGACTCCAGATCCGAGTATGATGAAATCGCGGAAGATGGAATTAAATTATTAGGATTACAGTATGATGATTCCGCGGGATCATTTCCAGGATCGGCAGGAGTTACACATCCTGTATTAGCACAAGCAGTAGTAAAGTTTCAAGCGAAAGCTTACAAAGAATTATTTCCAACTGAAGGACCTGTACGTACCAGAATCATGGGAGTACAATCTCAACAAAAATTAGAACAGGCAAACAGAGTTAGACAATTTTTAAATTGGCAAACTCAAATACAAATGCCTGAGTTTGGTCCTGAGTTAGATAAGTTATTATTTAATGTCGCTCTTTATGGAACAGGATTTAAAAAAACTTTTTGGGACCCATCACTTCAACGACCATGCACAGAGTTTATCAAAGCTCAAGATTTTTTTGTAGATTATTTTGCAACTAATTTAGAAACAGCAGAACGTTACACACATAAATATTTAATGTCAAAAAATGAAATTAAAAAAATGCAATTGGTTGGGATGTTTAGAGAAGTTGACATTGATTCAGATTATAACATAGAAGAATCAGGAGCCCAAGAATTAGAAAATGAAATTGTAGGTGTAACTAAGCCTTCAGATAATGATGAATATGCAAATATTTTAGAAGTACATACGAATATAAATCTACCAGGGTATGAAGATGCTGATGAAATAAAACTTCCTTACATTGTGCATATGACAGAAGATACTCAAAAGATTTTATGTATAAGAAGAAACTGGGATGAAGAAGATGTAATGAGAAAAAAGAAAATGTATTTTACTCACTATACTATGATTCCTGGTTTGGGATTTTATGGTTACGGTTATATACATTTAATTGGTGGATTAACAAAAACAGCTACCTCCTCTATGCGTCAATTATTAGACGCAGGGACCTTTGCGAACTTGCCAGGTGGGTTCAAGGCACACGGTCTTCGTGTCCTTGCACCTGACGAGCCTATCGCTCCAGGTGAATTTAGAGAGGTAAACGCCCCTGCTGGCGATTTAAATAAATCTTTACAGATTCTTCCTTTCAAGGAACCATCTCAAACTTTATTTAATTTAATGGATTATGCGTCTAAACTCGCATCGCAATTTGCCGATGCCACAGATAATGTAGTGGATCAGGCAACAAACTATGGGCCCGTGGGTACAACCATGGCCCTGCTTGAGCAGTCTTCAAAGCTGTTCAACGCTGTGCATAAGCGTCTACACTCCGCACAAACAAAAGACCTGCGGGTGCTTACTCGTTTAGATAGTGAGCATCTCCCTGACTTGTATCCTTACGAAGTCGCAGGTGGTGCACAGCAAGTGTTCAGGCAAGATTTCAATCTTAAGAGTATTGATGTCATACCTGTATCCGATCCTAACATGCCAACAGAAGCACATAGGATTGCGAAAATAAACGCTATCATGTCTATCGCGCAACAGAACCCCGCTGCCTATAATATGGAGCAGATTGGAATGGAACTGTTTGCGGCGATGGGCGTGGAAGAACCACAACGATATTTAAAACAACAACAACAACCTTTCAGCGGTGATCCAATTACAGAGAACATGGCTTCTCTAAAGGGGGCACCTCTGCAGGCTAAGCCCGATCAGAATCATGACGCACATATTATTGTTCATGGAAAATTCATGGAAGATCCTGCGTATCAAAGTCCACCTGTACAGCAACTTTTAATAGCTCATATACAGGAACACTTGGCTATGAAGTATCAAATAGAAATGGCACAGATGGTTCAAGATCCACAGGCACAGCAAATAATTATGTCTTCTCCACAGCAGCAACAGCAAATGCCACCACAAATGCAAAATGAAATTGCTTTAATGGCGGCGAATGCGGCAGATAAGGTCTTGAAACTTGATGAAGAAAAGGCTAAGATAATGGCTGGACAAGCAGAAGATCCGCAGCAAGAACAAGTCGAGATACAAAAACAAGACTTGGCATTGCGCGCGAAAAAACAACTTGATATAATGAAGATGCATAAAGATAAGATGGATATGGAAGAATCTAAGTTGATAGTTGATGATGAGAATAAGGACGAAGATCGTAAACTTAAAGAGGCACAACTTGCAGTCAAAGCAACTAATGATGCAATGAAAGATGCTGAAAAATTAATCTATGCAACAAGGATGAAGTAATGGTAGATAAAAAGAAAAAATATACATCACCTTACAAAACAGTACATAAAGTAAAATCTGTTGAAAAAAACTTTTCACCAGGAAAAGATTATGTTGGTGAGGTAGGTTTTGGTGACCCTGCAAAAATGAAAAATATGGGCAATGTAACAGAAATGGTTTCTCAAATTCATGATAAAAAGAAAGGGACTGTAACTGAAAAATATTCTAATAGAGATAAGTCTGGAAAGATAACTAAAAAAATAGAAACGACAGTTCCTGCAGAACAATTGTATTTTAAAAAATCAAAGGGACCTATGTTAACTACATCTAGTAAATCTGGTAAAGAACAAAATAATCGCAATGATAAAAGAAAAATTACATATGATGTATAATGCCATTAACTAAAAAAGGAAAAAAGGTTATGAGTTCCATGAAAAAAAAGTATGGAACAAAAAAAGGAAAAAAAGTATTTTATGCTTCCCGTAATAAGGGACGTATAAAGGGCGTTGAGCGGGGCAAAACATAAAGGAGGATATCATGGATATTTGGAAAAACTTAAGCAAAAAAGGTAAGATAGCTTCAGCAGTTGCTGCTGTAGTTGTTATATATCTAGCTTGTAATTGGATGGGCTGGATATAGCAGCCTTGCATTAGTTTGGAAATTATAGTATAATAGTTTAAGGTTGCCGAAAGGAACCTATAAATCTTGCTTTAACAAGGAGGTTATTATGAATAAAGCATTATCTATTTTTAATCAACTCAGACCCTTATCAATAGGATTTGATGATGTCTTCGATCACTTCGAAAGAATGTTCGATGGTGACATTTCTGTAATTAATTACCCCCCATATAATATAGTAAAGACTGGACCTGAAAAGTACAACATTGAAGTTGCACTTGCAGGATACGGTAAAGATGATATTAATGTGGATTTTGCAGAAGGTTTGTTAACTATAAAATCTGTAAAGGATGACAAAGATGAGAAAGATAGCATACTTCATAAAGGTATTGCTAAAAGACATTTCTCTAGAACTTTCACCATAGCAGATGATGTAGAGATTAAAGACGCTGAACTAAAAGATGGTTTGTTAAAAGTCTTTCTAAAGAGGATTGTTCCTGAAGGGAAAGAAGCTAGACAAATAAAAATTAACTAAACAACATGGGGGCATGTAAAAGTGCCCCCTTTTATAAAGGACGAAATGAATAACGGAAAAATTAAGTGGTTTAATCCAACCAAAGGATATGGATTTATTGAAAATGACATTAAGGGAAAAGATATATTCCTTCATGTATCAGCTTTACAAGAAGCTGGAATTGATACTTTACAAGAGGGACAAGCAGTCTCTTTTGACATTGGAGAAAATAAAGGAAAAGATACAGCTATTAATATTAAAAAATTATAATCATTATTGCTTATAGGAGACAGTATGGATTCAACAAAATTAAAGGACAATCTGTTAAAAGTATTGGATGAAGCGCTTCAGGCCAATGCTGAACAGATGAGCATAGGACCAGGAGCGGAAGATTTCGCCTCCTATAAGTATATGCTGGGAATATCCCATACACTAGATGATATGAAATCTAGGGTAAAGGATGAATACAAGAAACTTTTTAAACAGGAGACATTATTTGATGACTGATTTACCAAAGCCAACGGGTTATAGGATTATGCTTAAACCCAGAGAGGTGTCTAATAAAACTAAGGGTGGTATTATATTAACGGATGATTCTAAGGAAGCAGCCAAATTTTCTTGCGTTATATCAAAAGTTATAGATATGGGACCAGAATGTTATCTGGGTATGGACCGATCTACAACTATTTGGTGCAAGAAAGGAGACTGGGTTTTGACGGGAAAATACGTAGGACTTAAGTTTAAACACGAAGGAGATGAGTATTCTATTATAAATGATGACGAAGTAATAGCTAATATTCCTGATCCTGACAAAATATCAGCTAAGTAGACTTGCAATAAGTCTGTATTTAGTGTAGTATATTACATAAGCGAATAACGCGGATCGCAACCGAGGGAGGTCTAGATGATAGACGAAGATAAAAAGGAAGAGCAACTTGATGAAGAAGAGATAGTTGTAGAACTTCCAGACGAAAAATCTGAAGATAAGACGAAAGTCGAGTCTGAAGAGCCCGATACCGAGGCTCCAGTTGTAGTGGAAGAAACTATAGAATCTGAAGAAGAAGAATCTGAGGAAGAATCAGATACTGAAGAAGAAGATGAAGTAGAAAAATCGGAAAGTACAGAAGAATCTAAGGATAAAAAGGTATTTGGCAAGCGCGCTGAAAAACGGATAAAGCGACTTGTTAAAGAGAAAAAGGAATTAGAATCCAAATTACATGATCTTTCTTCGAAAGAGAGGGAATGGGTTCAAGAAAGAGATGCATTAACATCTCGATCCAAAGATTCAGAATTACATGCAATTAATCAATATATTGATAGATTGAAAAGTCAGGAGAAGCAATCTCTAAGTGCTTTGAAAACTTCTAAAGAATCTGGTGATATAGATGCTGAGATAAAAGCACAAGATGCTTTGGCTTCTGTAAAGGCAGAAAATTTAGTAGCTCAACAATATAAGATGAGAGCAGAATCTGATGCTGAAAGACGTAAGGTAAAACCAAAACCAAAGACAGCTCCTGTTTCTACTGTTACAGACCGCAAGGCTCTGGAATGGCAAAAAAGGAATGAATGGTTTGGTAGTACTTCTACGAAAGACAGGATCATGACTCAAGCCGCTATGGTAATTCATAAAGAATTGATTGAGGAAGGTATACTTCCAAGTGAAGGTTCTAATGAATATTATAACGAACTTGATTCAAGGGTTCGAGAGGAATTTCCTGAACGGTTCAAAAACAAAAGAACTAAAAAGATTCCTACAGTGATAAGCGGAACGCGCTCCGCTACAGGTAAAAACCAAATCAAGTTAACCAAAACTGAGGTTGATATGGCAAATAGATTAGGTGTTACTCTGCAAGATTATGCGCGCCAAAAACAGCGCCAACAGGCGGGAGGTTAGAAATGACACAAGCAACGAAAACAAGTCGTAACAGTCGGGCTTCGGCAACTCGAAAAAAAGTTTGGGAACCAACGAGTCGTTTAGACATACCGAAGGAACACAAACAAAAGGACATGGAATATATTTGGGTTAGACACGAATTGTTAAATAATCCAGATGATTCAAATGTTCATGAAAGACTGCGCGAAGGCTATGAACCAGTCAAACCTGATGAACTTGGGTTAGATTATCATGCTGACGTAATGTCTGCTGGCAAACACGCAGGTACGGTTAGAGCAGGCGATTTAATCCTTATGAAAAATTCTAAGGAAATAGTTGCTCAAAAACAAGCGTACTACGATAAACAAACCGAGCGAATGGGTCAAGCATATTCGAAAGAATACCAAAATGCAGGGACCTCAGCGATGCCAACACAAGATGAATCTAAGACTACTGTTACAAAAGGTGGTCCTAGAGGAACGCCAAAGTTCGAAGAATAAGTTTTTAAACTGGTTCTAAGATATTTTGGTATATTAACAAACTTGCAATAAGGAGATTATTATGGCAGGATATGGATTAGACCCAGTTAGAAATGCTGACGGGGGATCGATTCGATCTAATAACTTCAGCGACGGAAATGGATACCGCATTGCAGCTACTGCACCCACAGCTTATTTTGAGGGTGATATGTGTACTATGTCGGGTGGCTTATTAGTCGCTCAAATGGCAGGTGCATCTCCAGGAGCAGCTACAGGTGTTTTTTACGGAGCGGAGTATCAAGATAATAACTCTGGTGATGTGAAGTTTGTACGTTCGATTGCTAATGGCACAGTTGCCAAAGCTAAATATAAGGCTTATGTTTATGATAACCCTGACTGTCTGTTTAAAATTCAGGCTGATCAAGTAGTTGGAGCTCTTGCTGCAACTGACGTAGGAAAGAATGTACAAATTGTAGCAGCCCCAGTGGGATCAACTACAACTCACAAGAGTGGCTTAGTAGCAGACTCAAGTACAGCAGCAACAGGTAACGCAGGTTTCCCATTACAAATATTGGGAAGCGCGCAAGCTGATTTGGAATACACTGCTGTAGGGACTACTATGAGCATACTAGTGAGAATTAACACCCATCAATTTGGCATTGCTGCAGGCAATGTAGGGATTTAATTAAGAGAGGAAATTAAGTTATGGCTATTTCAAGAGCACAACTCCTTAAAGAATTAGTACCTGGCTTGCATGCCATTTTCGGAACTGAATATAACAGATACGAAAATGAATCAGCAGTACTTTTCGATGAGGAAAAATCAAATAGAGCCTTCGAAGAAGAAGTTCTTTTCCCAGGATTTGGAGAAGCTTCTGTAAAATTTGAAGGTGCACCAGTTAACTACGAAGATACTGGTGAAGGTTGGGTGGCAAGATATACTAACGAGACTGTTGCTATGGCTTTCGCAATTACTGAGGAAGCTATGGAAGACAACTTGTATGATAAATTGTCTACCAGACTAACTAAAGCTTTAGCTAGATCAATGGCTGCAGCTAAACAAACCAAAGGTGCTAGTGTATACAATAGAGCATTTACTGCTGCGTATACAGGTGGTGATGGTGTTACTTTATGTAATACTGCTCATCCACTACAAGATGGCTCCACTTTATCTAATAGATTCACAACAGCGGCGGAACTTTCAGAAACTTCTCTGGAAGATGCGTTGATTCAAATTGCGGGTCTAACTGATGACAGAGGCATTCCAGTGGCACTTCAAGCTAAGTCTATGCACATTCCAAGACAACTTGTGTTTGTTGCAGAAAGATTGATGGCATCTCCATACAGAGTAGGAACAGCGGATAACGATGTAAACGCAGTTGTGTCTAAAGGTATGGTTCCTGAAGGTTACTTCACTAACCATAGATTCACAAATGCTAAACATTGGTTCTTGAGAACTGATTGCCCTAACGGCATGAAACATTTCAATAGAACTCCAGTGTCTACTGCAATGGAAGGGGATTTTGAAACAGGTAACGTTCGTTACAAATCAAGAGAAAGATATTCTTTCGGTTGGTCTGATTGGCGTGCGATATTTGGAACAAATCCAAGCTAAGTCGAATGACTTTGGGGGCATCCGTAATAAGGTGCCCCCTTTAACAACTCATAGACTGCGTAAGCAGACTGAAAAATAAGGAGTAAGACTATGGGAACAACTACTTTTTCGGGACCGATAAAAGCGGGAACGATTTCAAATACAACTGGAACAACAGTTGGAACTAATGTTAAAAATATTGGTTTTGTAAAAATGGCTCAAACTGCAACTTGGAGTCAATCAACTACAGCTGCAGATACTGGAATTGTAATTCCAGCTAATAGTCAAATCACTGAGATCATTGTTAATATTACTACAGCAACAGCTGCAGCTAATATTTCCATGGGTACTACATCTACATCAACTGAATTATTTTCTGCTTTAGCAGCGGGAACAGCAGCTAATGTATTTAAATATGGGTCTACAGGCACAATTACCGATGGAGATGCTTGGGCTGATATAGGTACAAGTGATTTACCAATTTATATTGACTTTTCTGCGGGATCAAGTGGAGCAGGTTATGTAACAGTTGAATATATTCAAAATATAAACAACGCGTAATAAGTAATTAGGGGAGTCTTCGGGCTCCCCATTTAAAGGAATTAATATGTTTCAAACAGATTCAAAGGTAACTAATATAGCTACAGGTGCAACAGGTGCCAGTGCTACTAGTGATGGCCAAGCAACTGCAGCACACAGGCAACGTTTGCTGGGAGTTAGTTTGACAGCTGGCAGTAATACTGCAACAGTAGTAATACAAGATGCTAATTCAGCATCAGGTACGGTATTGGCACGTTTATCAGCACTAACAAATACAACTTCTTCTTTTACAATTCCACATAGTGGAGCAGTAGCAACTACAAATTTATTTTGTACAGTAACAGGTACTGCTTCTAATGCTTTAGTTTATTGGAATTAAAAATGGCAGATGATATATCTAAGTACGATTTAGAAATTACTGAACTTAAAAGTGAAATTAAAATACTTAGTGAGCGTATATCTACAATTAAAGATAATCATTTAAAACATATAGAAGATAAAATTAACGGCATTACAAAAATAATGTATACAATTGGCTTTATGGTTTTAGGTCAATTACTGTGGGTGATAACTCGCGCATTAATGTAAAGGGGGCACTATGGCTACTTCAGGCACATGGAATTTTAGTTTAGATACAGCCGAGATTATACAAGAAGCGTATGAAAGAATAGGTGCAAGTCCAGAAAGTGGTTATGATTTAAAGACAGCAAGACGTTCTTTAAATTTATTATTAACCAAATGGGCTAACGAAGGTGTGCACTTATTCCAGTTAAAATTTCATACTGCTAATATGACCAAAGATCAAGATCATATTACTTTTAATTCATCTATACATGCAGATGTTTTAGATGGTGTGGTGAGAAATAATCAAACTGCGGGCGAACCTAATGATATTCCAATGGAACGTATTAGTCTTGACGATTATATGGCTATTCCAAATAAATGGACAAAAGGGAAACCTGTTCAATTTGCATTAGAAAGAAGAACACAATTTGATTCATCTGGCCCTTACACGCACAAAATGTATTTATGGCCTGTGCCTAATCAAACATATTATCAATATGTTGGTTGGACTATTATGTACGCAGAAGACATAAGTACAACGTATAGCCAGAATCCTGAAATTCCAAAAAGATATTTGCCAGCATTGGTAAGCGGTTTATCTGTAGAACTTGCTGTTAAGCAGGCACCTGATAGATTGCCAACTTTAATACCTTTGTACGAACGTGATTGGCAATTAGCAAAAGAAGAAGACAGAGAAAGAGTAAGTTTTATAGTACAGCCACAAGTCAGTTATATTAGGTAGGTTAAATGGCTAGATACGCAAAAGGTAAACATGCGGTCCTAATCAGCGATCGTTCTGGTTGGAAAATAAAATATAAAAACGCACGTACTGAATGGACGGGCGCACGAGTTGCTAAAGATGAGTGGGAAGAAAAACAACCACAACTAGATCCACAAAAATATTTAAGAAAAGGTGCGGGCGGTAATGTTTTATATGATCCGCGACCAAATGTAGATTCAGTTCCATCAACTGTAAGATTAGGACCATTGTATAGTGCATGGTCAGGTCAAACAGCAGCTAATCTAGGTAAAATTAATATTGGTGTTAGTGAAGATGTACCAGGTTTTCAATTAACAACTTCACAAGGAACTGTTAAACCTGTATCTGTTTTTGTACCTACGGGTATAGCATTAACTTCATCACAAGGAACTGTAACAATTTCAGCAGATGAAGTACCAGATGGTATGTATGTCACTGCTACTCAGGGAGATGTTACACTTGTATCAACAGAAATTCCAACAGGATTATACGCAACGGCTACTCAGGGTACTGTTACTATATCCTTGGCTGAAGACGCAGAAGGATTTGAATTAACCTCAACTCAAGGTAGTGTAGTACTTGATTTGACAGAAGTTCCTGACGGAATGTATGCAACAGCTACGCAAGGATCTGTAACAATTCCAGGTATTGAAGTTCCAGACGGCATGTACGTAACAGCTGTACAAGGAACAGTTCAAATAGGTGGAATAGAGATTCCAGATGGAATGTATGTAACAGCCACTCAGGGAACAGTTACAGCAGTGGAAGTAACAGCTGTCACAATTGATGCAACAGCCTTGACTATGACAGCAGTACAAGGTACAATGGGCGTAACATCTCCAAGTTGGGGTAATTTCCTTTGGGGTCACGATACATGGGGTCAGTAATATGGGTTTAACTTACGTACAATTAAAACAGGCAATTCTAGATTGGACAGAAAATGATGCTACGGAATTTACTACAGCAACAGGTTCTGGTGTAGCTCCTGTAGATTTATGTATTCAATTAGCAGAACAGCGATTAGTAAGAGAAGCTGATATCACAGCTTATCGAAAAACAGTAGATATTACATTATCAGCAAATAATGGATTTTATGATATGCCTCAGGATTTATTTGTTACAAGGTATATAAAAATTAATACAGGCGAATTTTTGATGGAAAAAGACCATACATTTATTCGTGAGTATACGCAAACTATTACAACAGCGGTGAGTGGAGGTCCATTGTATTATGCACCTTATGGTGAGGGCACATATTCAGCATCCGATAGAGGCATGCAATGGATATTTTCCCCTAGACCAACCATTGACACTACGTTAGAAATAGGTTATACTATAATGCCGACAGGGTTAGGATCTGGGAATGCAAATTCTTATCTAGGAGACTATGCTCCTGACGTGATATTATATGGAGCTTTAATAGAAGCAGCGCAATTTATGAAATCTCCCCAAGAAATCTTAGACAGATATAGGGGATTATATGATAGGGCATTGCAAACATTTTTAGCTTTTGAACAAGGTCGTGTTAGAAGCGACGAAAACGTAAAAGGTGAAATAGGAACAAGGGGATAATATGGCAGGTATTACATCAGCGATTGCTACTAGTTTTAAAGTAGAACTTCTTGAAGGTGATCATGATTTCAATAATGGAGCAGACGCATTTAAGTGTGCGTTATTTAAAGCAAATGCTTCTATTACAGGAACGTATGATGCTACTACAACTAACTATTCTGTAATGACTAGTAACTCTGATGAGTTAGCGGCAACAGGTGGATATAGCACAGCTGGGAATACATTAGTAAATGTAAATCCAACTTCTAGTAGTACAACAGCGTATACAGATTTCAATGATACTGAATGGACTTCTGCAACATTTACCACACGTGGATGTATGATTTACAATTCCAATGATGGAAATTCATGTGTAATGGTAATTAACTTTGGAGCAGATTATTCTGTATCAGGAGGTACTTTTAAAATTGAGTTCCCTGCTGCAGGAGCAAGTACAGCTATTTTAAGAATAGTTTAAAGGAGTAAAAACATATGGCTTCAACATGGTCTAACGCAGAGTTGCGATTGATGACTACAGGTGAAAATGATAACACCTGGGGAGATCAAACAAACGATAATTTAAAACGCCTTGATGACATGGCGAATCAAGTCATTGCGGTTACATTATCAGGGGCAACTAAAACTTTAACTTTTACAAATGACCCAACAACTTATGCAAGAGAAGATGGGCGTTGTAAGATTTTAAATTTTGCTGGGTCACCAGGAGCTACATGTACAGTTACATTTCCTAATAAGTTAATGTGGTATTATGTTTTAAATAATACTGGAGACAGCAATGATATTATTTGTACGGCGGGATCAGGTGCGGCAACGTATACAGTTTCAGCGGGAAGAGATGCTATCATTTATGTAGACGGTTCGGATGAAATTTATAATGCTATTAATGATTTACAAGTTAATACTATTAATGGAATTGATCCATCAGCTTTACCTGGAAATGGTTTCGTAATTGCTATGGCGATTGCCCTCTGATATAAGGAAACAAGGAAAAAATGGCACAGAATTTTAGAAGATATAAAGAATCAGCAATAGGAACAGTTGCTACAGATATTCCTAATGGGTCTAACTTTGATAGTTATGATACAATTGTAGGCATAAGTCTTGCTAACATATTAGGATCTACAATTAATGTAGATGTTTATATAGCAAACGGCGGTACGAATTACTATTTAGTAAAAACGGCTCCTATTCCTAGCGGCGGCGCTTTACAGGTATTAGATGGAGGGGCCAAAATTGTAGTAGAGTCGGGCGATCGACTTTACATCGTATCGGATACAGCTTCATCAGTAGATGCATGGGTTTCTGCAGTTGATTCAATAAGCACATAAGGAGTTTAATTTGGCTTACGTAGGCAACAAACCAGCTTTAAATTATACAACCTTCGCGGTTCAGCATTTCACAACAAGTGCGACTACAGGGTATACACTAGATCACGCTGTCACGAATGAGAATGATATACGTTTAGTAATAAACAATGTTGTTCAACAGCCTGGCGGTTCGTATGCCTATACAGCAGCAGGCACAGTTTTAACACTTTCATCAGCTACGGCTGGCACAGACACAATGTATTGTGTTTTCTTGGGCAAGGCGGTTCAAACCGTGAACCCAGGTGCAGGATCAGTTGGGACTTCTCAGCTCGCAACGGATGCGGTAACGACGGTTAAAATACAGGATGCGGCTGTCACAGCAGCCAAGACTTCTGGCATTCCTACTTTGTTTTTACCTACTGCAAATCCAATTTGGATTAATGGCAACATGGCAGTAAGTCAAAGAGCTACTTCAGTTACTGGAAAAACTGCTGGGGGATATTATACAGTAGATAGAATGCAGTTAGATATAAGTGGTACTATTGGTACATGGACAATTGCACAAGAAGCTCAAACAAGTGGTAATGCTATTGATAATGGTTTTGCAAATGCTTATCGTATTGATTGTACTTCAGCAACAGCTTCCCCTGCCGCAAGTGCTTTTTTAAAAGTTATATCTAGTTTTGAAGGACAAGATTTACAAATGTTTAAAAAAGGTACAAGTAATGCACAAAAATTTACTTTATCTTTTTGGGTTAAATCCAATAAGACAGGAACTGCACAAGTTAATTTACGAGATATGGATAATACTCGTATGATTGGAGCAAGTTATTCAATTTCAGTTGCTGATACATGGGAATATAAAGTATGTAATTTTGCAGCTGACACAACTGGTAAATTTGATGATGATAATGCTAGAAGTTTAATAGTAGAATGGTGGTTAGATGGTGGCTCTAATTATACAAGCGGTGCTATGCCTACTGCATGGGAAGCAAGAAATGCGGCAGATTCAATGGCGGCTGGAAGTCTTGATATGGCTGGAAGCACATCTAATGATTTTGCTATTACAGGAATACAATTAGAAGTAGGCGAATATACTTCTTCTACTATACCACCTTTCCAACATGAAAGTTATGGAGATAATTTAGCTAGGTGTCAGAGATATTATTATAATACCAATCCATTGAATTTAACTTCTGCCGCCATATCAATGGGTGCTATGTACACCACTACAACTGCTTATGGCGTAATACCATTTCCTGTATCTATGCGAACTGCTCCAACAGGGGATTTTACAACAGGAACAGGTTATTTTATGTTTAACAGAAATGGTGCGGGAGATAGTTTTGATACTCTTTCAGCCAATAATTTAACACCCACGATATGTGATGTTTATGCAAGTGGTAGTATGAGTGGAACTTCTGGAGATGGTGGAAGAATAAGATTTGACACTACCATAGCAAAAATAGCATTTACAGCGGAGTTATAAAATGAATTTTAAAAATGCAACAATAAAATACTACAACAGCCCTGACGGCTCTAGTGAAAAAACTATAGAGGTTGTTTATCCTGTGCAATCAGATGGAAAATCAATACAGAAATTATATATACCAATAAATAATGAAAACACAGACTACCAAAATATTCTTCAATGGGTAGCAGATGGTAATACAATACAGGAGGCTGATTAATGGCACTAAGTAAAATAGATGTGAGCAAAATGATCACTGGGATAACCCCAGTGGCTAATGGGGGCACTGGTTTATCTTCTGGAACATCTGGACAATTTTTAAAATTTACAGGTAGCACTACAGTTGCTAGTGCGGCGGGTGGAATTACAGGAATAGACGCTTGGGGTTTATCATCAACTGCTTCGCATTCTTCGGGTGGAGTTACTATTTCAAGTAACTGGACTAGAAGAACAACTCATGCTTCTTCAAATCTTGGTACTGCTATGACAGAAAGTTCTGGTGTCTTTACTTTTCCCTCAACTGGTCATTGGCTTGTTCTTGGTGGTTTTTATTTTGATGGAAATGCAAGTACTCATTATAGAGGTATTATAATGAAAAATAATGCAGGAACAGACATTACTTCTGCTTATGGTCATGGTCAAGGTAGTAGTCCTAGTTGGGATCACGATGCAGTTTCAGTACATTTTAATATGGATGTAACCGACACTACTGCAAATACAAATAAAATATACTTTCAAACTAATTCTGGTGCAACTTGCACAGTAGCTGGTGGCTCAAATGGCCAAAGCTATGTTTCATTTATTCGTTTAGGAGATACATAAAATGACAGCAATTATTAGATTATCAGACGCAATAACAAGTTTAAATTCAAATGCAAAATTTAGATATTTACATGATGCCAATGACTCATCAATAGATTTAATTGATACAATAGAGTGGTTATACGGAACAACTCCAATATCTAATGCAGATATTTTAGCAGAACAAAAAAGATTACAAGATATAGAGGACGCAAAATAATATGCCATACGTAGGAAGAGATTTAGATATAGGAAGCAGAAAGATCCTCGCAGTGAGTGGATCAACACCTGCGACGTCTTATACATTGCAGTATGATTCAACGAACTACTACCCGTCAGCCGCACAGAATTTAATTCTATCGGTGGCAGGGGTTATTCAAGCACCAGGAACGGCGTACACTGTTTCAGGAGCGACATTGGATTTCGGTGG